CCACCGAATCCACGCTGATGTACCCGACGTTCAATCTGTCGGTGCATCTCCTGCGGCGCGAGGAACTGCCTGAATCCCGTGTGCCGTCAGACTGGACGCGGTTTGTCGCCATTGATCCTGGGCACGCAGTGATGGCCACGCTCTTCGGGGCCGTGCCGCCCGACGAGCGTTTCCTGTTGATCTACGACGAGCTGTACATCCGCAACTGCAACGCGCTCATCTGGGGCGATCAGTTCTACGACCGCGCCAAAGACCAGTCGATCTATGCCGCGATCATGGACATGCACGGCGGCCTCCTGCGTGATCTCGGATCAGGACGGCTGCCGCATGAGCTGTATTCCGAGGAGCTGAAGAAACGCAACTACAGGTTCCTCGTCAGCAACCACCACTTCACCCCTGGTTCGGACGACATCCCGGCCCGCACGGCGCTCGTCCGGCAGATGCTGCATATCCGCGGCGACGGGACGACGAGGCTCAAGATCCTGGAGGGCTCCTGCCCGAACCTCCTCCGGGAACTGAAGCGGTATCGCAAGAAGACGACGACGGTCAACGGCCAGGTATTCGTCACCGACCAGCCGCAGACCCGAGGCGAGGTCCACGCCTGCCAGGCGCTTGAGTACCTCTGTGCCTACGAGCCGAAATACCACAAGCCCCCCCGAGTCCTCGGCCCCGAGCCGTGGTGGGTGAAGTGGCGAGCGGATCGCATCCGCCGCAGCCGCGAGTCCGAAGACCCGTGCGTGATCCTGGGGCCACAAGGGAGCAAGAAGCGATGAGCGAGTTTTCCATGCCGACCACGCAGGTTGGCGAGCAGGTTCTTTACCAGGCCCATGAGGGCGCCCCGGTCCAGCCGGCCTTCGTCGTTGAGGCGGCAGCCAGGACGGTCACGCTCTGGGCCCTGTCGGGGGCGTACGGCGGCACCCTGAAGCCATCGGTCCATCACGTTGACGACCCTGGGGTGCATGAGTTCCCCGAGTGGAAGAAGTACGGCTATTGGAAGCCCATGCCGGCCAACCCCCAGATCGCCATTCTCTCGGAGAAAGTGGCACTCCTGGAGAAGAAGCTGGCGGCGATCAGCCCCAAAAAGGGCTGATCCGGGCAATAGTAGGTAGGAGCCGTCCATGCCCGAAGACAACCCTCTGCGCCCCATTGCCAAGCGTTGGCTTGAGTGCATCAAGCAAGCTGAGAAACACAAGAAGAGTTTCTCGGACGACGCCAAAGAGGCGATGATGTTCTATGACTCCGACCCGGAGGCCATGTGGGGCACGGCCCAGGCGCGGGGGGAGCATGGGTACAACAAGGGCATCCACCCGCCGCCGTTTCGGATGTGTGTGAACCGTGTGTTTGAGGCCGTCCGTCTCTTTACGGCGGTCATTCATCACCGGAACCCGGCCCGCACGGTGACGCCCAAGGAGTACCCGGTCATCGGGCCAATGCTCCTGGGCATTCAGCCCCAGCCGCCCATGCCGCAGATGGGCCCCGATGGACAGCCCGTCATCGGGCCGGACGGCCAGCCGGTGATGATGCCGGACCCCGGGATGATGATGTACCAGCAGGGCCTCCAGCAGCAGCAGATGCTCTGGGATCGCCGCAAGGTGGTGGCCCAGTTGCTGGAGACCTACCTGAACTACACGCCGAACGAGCTGGACCTGAAGCGTCATTCTCGCAAGGTGGTGGAAGAGGCGTTCATCAAGGGTGCCGGTGTTTGGTGGCATGAGCTATACCAGCCCCCTGGCGCGAGCGTGAAGTTTGCCGGGTCCTTCTATGACTCGGTGGACAACCTCGTCTGGGACCCGGATGCGGACGAGTTTGAGGACATCCGCTGGGCCGCACGCCGCAGGGTGCAGCCCATTGACGAGGTGGCTGCGAAGTTCGGCCTCTCCCGCGAGGACCTGAAGGGGCACGTTGAGTCCTACTCCTCCCGGGCGGATGACGGCGAGCGGGGGTACGAACACCGCAAGAAGACCGGCAAGACGAACGACCTCATCTGCTACTGGGAGGTCTACTCCAAGACAGGGTTCGGGGATCGCCTCAAGGACTCCGACAAGGACCTCCGCGGCAAGTTCGATGCGCTGGGGCCGAACTGCTACATCTGCGTTTCCGAGGGCGTGGACTTCCCGCTCAACATTTCTCCGGCCATGCTCCAAGAGGAGGTGGACGAGACGGGGATTCCCCAGTCGATGTTCATGTCTGCCCAGTGGCCCGCCCCGTTCTGGGCCGAGCCCGGCGGGTGGCCTTTCACGCTCCTGGCCTGGCACGGGAAGCCGGGCTACTCCTGGCCGATCTCGCTGATCCGCCCTGGGATCGGGGAGCTTCGCTTCGTCAATTGGGCTATGTCGTTCCTGGCCACTCGCATTGCGACTTCATCGCAGACTCTGATCGGTGTAGCCAAGGCCGCAGACCCGGACCTGAAGGCCAAGCTCCTGGAGCGGAACGAAGGCGGCTTCAACATCGTTGAAATCTCCGAAGCCGTGGGCCGGTCGGTGAACGATGTGATCTCCGTGTTCCAGATGCCCGGCGTGACCCAGGATATGTACAACATCATCCAGGCAGTCACCGAACTGTTCGACCGCCGAGTCGGTCTGACCGAACTCATTTACGGCATGTCGCGGGCATCCTTCAGGTCGGCCGCAGAGGCCACCGTGAAGAGCGAGCAGATTTCTGTTCGCCCAGACGACTATGCCAACATCCTGGAAGACGCCCTGTCAGAGGTGGCCAGGAAGGAAGGTCTCCTGGCGCGATGGATGATCTACCCGCAGGACGTTGCGCCGCTCATGGGCCCCATGGCCGCGCAGGCGTGGCAGTTGCACGTTCAGCAGGAGGACCCGGAGTCGATAGTCCGGGAGTACTCCTACCGCGTTGAGGCCGGATCGGTGAGGAAGCCCAACGCCGCGACCAGGGTGGAGCAGATCAATCAGGCCATGCAGATCCTGGCCCCGGTGGCGCAGGGCATGATGCAGGCTGGCCAGCCGCAGCTCTTCAACGCCCTGCTCACCAAGTGGGGCGCTGCCATGCAGATGGACGTTTCCGAGTTCATGGTGCCGCCGCCACCTCCGCCTCCTCCTGGGCCGCCCCCCGGGGCTCCTACGCAAGACGCACCTCCCGGCCCGCCGCCAGGACAATAACCCTATATGGACATCCCCTTCTCAGTCCGTGAGCGTGGCCGCGAGGCCGTCGAAACCTACCAGCGGGCTCTGCCCCACGGCGAGCGGTGGGCGGAGATGTGCGCCCTTCAGTGCCCTCCGGGAACCAAGGGGACTGAACGGGCCTTCCTCCAGGGCCGGAACAACATGGAGCAGTTCGACTCGCTCCCCAAGCGGCAGGCCCAGTATGTGCTGCGAGAAGCGCGGCGGGCCGGGATCAACCCCTCGGGCAAGGTCTATTGCGCCGGGCTGGCGGATAACCGCGGATGGCAAGATCCGGCCGCCTGGGTGTCGTCCAACGACGATGTGCTGAAGGTCGCCAAGGCCCGCCGGCTGGCCGTCTCCGGGAGCGTCAACTACGACCCCGGCCCCGAGCCAATCAAACCCAAGCTCCTGTCCGAGCGAATCATCAAAGACGAGATGCGCAAGGAACTCCGCCAGAATCCCAAGGCCAACAAGGGGGAGCTGCGGGAGAAGATCATCGACAAGCACGCCTACAGAGTGAAGGGACGCAATGTCTGAAATCGCACGGTTCTCCAGTCAGATCGTCATCACGGCCGCCTCCAGTGCCGCCACCACCACGCCCCGCGTGGCGTTCGGCCGTTACGGCGGCGGGGCTCTGATTGTGGCCAACACCAATGGGGCCACCCAGGTGCGGTGGTATGGCGCGGCCAATGCCCAGGACGCGCCTGTGCAGGTCTACGCGGACGGCTCGGCGCTGACGACCGCGGTCACGGTCGGCGTGATCCCGTTTCCCGACTCCTGCTACGCGCTGCCGTTTGTGGCGCCGATCATCGTTGGGGCAACGACCATGGCTGCGACGGTGGTGTTTAAGGGATGAACTCTGCCACGCTGACGGCGAAGAAGAAGCCCGCCCCCGCTGTGCGGGTGACCTACAACCTCACTGCTGCCAACGGAAATTTCCTGAAGACCCAAAGCGGTAACCAGATCACGGTGAAGTACTAATGCCGGACTCCACAATCACGCAGTTGCCCTCGGCCTCGGCCGCCGCGGACTCCGTCGTCCCGGCCGACAACTTTGACGGCACGTTGACCTCCAAGGTCACTCTGGCCTCCATTGCGGCGCTTGGCGGCGGGACTCCCGGAAACCATGCGTCCCGGCACGCCACTGGCGGGGCCGATCCAATTACCCCGGCATCGATTGGCGCGGTGGCTACGAACGACAGCCGCCTGACCGACAGCCGCACCCCAGCCAGTCACGCCAGCTCGCACGGATCGGCCGGAGCGGACCCGATCACCCCGGCATCCATCGGCGCCGCCAACTCCAGTCATTCGCACACCCTCTCAGCAATCACAGATGCCGGCACGGCCGCGTCCAAGGACTTTCCGGCGGCTGGCAATGCCACATCCGGTCAGGTTGTCCTCGGGTCAGACACCCGCCTGACAAACAACCGCGACCCCAATGCACACGCCACTTCGCACCGCAGCACTGGCGCCGACTACCCTGCGCCGGTGTGCCGGTCGCCGTCGTCACTTAGCGCCAACCAGAACAACTGGGACCCCGGCATCTCGGATGTGCTGTACGTGACCTCCAGCACGGCCGTCACCATTACGGGCCTCGCAGCCAGCGCCGTGGACGGGTTCTGTGTGCTGGTGATGAACATCAACGCCTCTGGCGGTAGCGCCATCACGCTCGCGCATGAGTCTTCGTCCAGCACGGCCGCCAATCGGCTGAAGTCTTCTTACGGTGCCAATGTCGTCCTGTACGCAGATGGAGGGTCTGCGACGTTGGTGTATCACGCCGCGTCGTCACGCTGGAGGATTCTGTGATCCGGCGCAGCATCTTTGATCCGCGAACCATCGGCGGCTTGGCGTTGTGGCTGGACGCCTCCGACCAGCCGTCCGCGGGGGCGTGGCTGGACAAGTCTGGCAACGCCCGGAACGCCAGCCAGTTGGCGACCAACAACCAGCCGGAACTGGCGCTAGACATTCAGGGCGGCCGTCCCGGCATTTTCTTCGACGGCATCAATGACTCCCTGTCGATCCCGGTTGTCTCCCTGTCTGCGTGGCACGCCTTCGCCGTCGTCAATCCGGCCATCGCCTCCCAGCGCACTGTCATTCACCTCACGGCCGGAACGACCAGCATCTTCACGCTGTCGGCGTCCACAACCGGCGTGCAGGTGGCTACCGCGAGCGGCAACGCCACCACCGTGTCTGCGCAGTACGGGGCCGATACCAGAATCGGGGCGAGCTGGGACGGCGGCGCGCTCAAGAAGTTCTTCAGCGGCTACATCAACGAGATCCTGGTGTACAGCGCCGCCCTGGCATCGGACCCGGCCACGCAGGTCACGCGATACCTCAACGGGAAGTGGGGCCTATGAGCCAGCGATACTTCCTCACCGCGGAAAGCACCTACGAGGATCTCCGCATTTCCCTGAACGTGCAGTTGGCTTACCCCAACTCGCTGGGCAAGAGCGTGTTTCAGACGGCGCTCTATGCGCCTCGGGATAATTTCCGCCGCGTGCTGCTGGCTGTGGACACGGCTATCGCTGGCTATGCCACTATCGATGCCGCGTTGACGCCGCTGCTGGATAGCGATGCCATTGAGGAAATTGACGAGGCCACGTACCTGGCGGCCGTCGCAAGCGCTGCTTCGGGCGGTGGCGGAGGAGGCGTGTCTAGCTGGAACGACCTCACCGACAAACCGACGAGCTTCAACCCATCCGCGCACAAGACTTCGCACTCCACTGGAGGATCTGATGCGTTGGCGGCTGCGGACATCGGCGCCGCCCCCTCCAGCCACACGCACGCGGCCGGCGATATTGTGACGGGAACACTTTCCGATCTCCGGCTGTCGAACAACGCGCAGAACGCAATCAATCTATACCTCTGGAGTGCATTCCGCTAATGGCTGCGAATCCTGCTTTTGCTGTGACTCCGCGCTGCGAGGCCGTGTCCATCGGCGCAACCGCCAACACGGCTCGCGATGGCTCGGGAACGACCGTCGTCCTCATTCAGGGCGTCACCTCCGGGACCAGGGTGGCCGAGGTGATTGTTCAGGCAACCACCACTACGACCGCGGGAATGGTGCGGCTGTTTATCAACGACGGTACGACCAGCCGGATGTTCGATGAAGTGTCCGTGGCAGCCGCGACCGTCAGTGCGACTACGAAGGGCACGCGCGTATCGACCCTGTACTCCAATCTTGTGCTAGCCAACGCCTCGCAATCCCTGCGGGTGTCCACGCACAACGCGGATGGCATGGTGGTGACTGCATTGGGGGCAGACTTGTGAACGCTGGCGTATTGAGTGGCGGATACGCGCCCGCGCCCATGCCAGCGCCGCTGCTCGGCAGGCCGATCCCGATTCCGATCATCGATGCTGCCGCGTATGACGCTGATGCGCAGGACTACATCCTGCGGGTCGAAGCCGCGGACGCTGCACCGCTAGAGCGGCCGGTGCGAGCGGCGATCAACACGCTGGTCACGGGCCTCAAGAGCGATGGAGTCTGGCAGCGGCTCGGTGCAGCGTGCATCCTGGCCGGCGCTCGCACGCTGGCCGGCATCCTGGTCCCGCTCGTCGGCCCGGCACCGAGCCCGGCGAATTTTGTTCAGGCCGACTACTCGCGCCGGAATGGGCTGGCCGGAAACGGGTCAACAAAAAACCTCAACTCCAACCGGGCGCAGAACGCCGATCCGCAGGACGACTTGCATATGTCGGTCTATGCGACGGCTGCCGCTACGAACGCCGCCGGGTTTCCTGTCTACCTTGGCGTCGGCTCTGGTAGCGCGGGAGACTGCCACATTTTTGTCTCCAACAACGCGACAGACGTGCTTGCTCGGATGCGCAGCGCCACGTCTGACACGTTCGCCGGCCGCGCCACGGCTCTGGGCCTTATCGGATTTTCGCGCACGCAGGGCCACTGGTTCGCCGCTACCGCCGGGGCCAGCTCCCGGCAGTTCGCCCGTGCATCCCAAGCGTCGCGTACGGAAAGCACGCGAGTATTCTCTTCGCTCAACGTGACCACCGGCGTCGCGAACCTTTTTAGCAACGCGCGTCTAACGTGGTACAGCATTGGCCGAGCCGTCGATCTGCCGGCACTCCAGGCGAGGCTGGACACGTTCCTGACTTCGATCAGGGCGGCTCTATGAAGCTCGGGGAACTCACGCTGCCGATCTCGTACGAGTCCGCAAAGCAATACGCACTCGTCTTCACGCCGCAACTGGCCGTGCGGCTGGCCGAATTGCACGCCACGCATGGCAGTCCGGTGTGCGTGCCAGTCCCGCGCGCGCTCGCTGACGGGCGGCTCATGCTATCCGCAGACCTGCTCACCGAGATCGCTCCCGGCGGGCTTTTGGCGCGCATGTGGGAAGCCGCCGACAAGGCAGTCCTGGGCCGCGAAGTTGAAGTGATCCCCATGGAGGAGGCGATGACGCTGCTTCCTGCCGAGCCAACCCCGTGAGGCCACTGTGCTGACCTACTTCGACCTCGTTGAGTCTTTGATCGTCTCGTCGTTCGGGGGCCCGCAGGATGCCGAGCAGCGGGATATCCGCACCGCCATCCACAAGGCGTACGCGGAGCTGACGACCATTCGGGACTGGTCCTACTACCACGTTCACGGCCGGGTCATCACCGATGCTCCTTATTCCACTGGGACTATCACCTCCAGCGGAACGACGGTCACGCTCACCGGAGGAACGTGGCCGGCGTGGGCCGCGACCGGGGGTTACCTGAAGGCCGGCGAGCAGATCGCCCGCGTATCTTCCCGGAACTCTGGATCTGTCCTGGTCTTGGATTCTGCACTCGCGCTCAAGGCCGATGTTACGGCAGCACCCTATCAACTGTACCGCACGGTGTATCCGCTCCCTGCCGACTTCAGGAACATGGACGAGCCGAGCGACGAATACAACTGGTGGAGCGGCACCTACATCACACCAGATCAGGCCATGAAGCTGGAGCGTGTCGGCAACACCTCGGGCGCACCGCTGCACTGGACGATCATCAAAGACCCGGACTCTGACGGGTGGGCGATCAAGCTCATTGGCTACCCGACCGAGCGGGAGACCATCGACTTCACCTACCGCCGCTCGGCACGCCCGCTCCGCTATTCAGGCCATGAGTCTGTGACGCGGGCGGGAACGATTGCCAGGACCGGCAGTTCTGTCACCGGCACGGGGACGCTCTTCGCCTCGGCCATGGCTGGCGCCGTCCTGCGAGTCGGAGACAGCACCCACGTTCCGGGTCCGATTGAGTCGCTCACACCCTGGGTCTCGGAAACGACCATTGTTTCCGTGGCGACCAACAACAGCCTGGCGACGAGCGGCTCGGGAACTATTAGTTCATCGACTAAATATCTGATCACCGATCCGATTGACATTGCAACGCACATGCAGCAAGCCATGGACGCATGCTGCGACTACTGGCTAGCCCGCATCCGGGGGAACAGCCCCGACAAGGCGTTTGCCATGTACCAGAGGGACCTGCGCCTGGCGATGGAGCAAGACCAGCTCGCGCCGCTTTCCGGCCGGTCTCGGGAAGTTTGGCATGACGGTGGATGGAGGAGTCCGCTGCTCGCGGATCGCGGCACATGATCTCAATCGACAAGTGGTCCGGCTTGGCGACAAATGCCAGTCCCTACGCAATCCCTCCAGGCGCGGCGGTGACACAGGTCAACCTTCAGGTCTTGAGCCCCGGGCAGATCACCGTTAGGCCAGGACTTGCGGCCGTATCTTTCGCTTCGCACACGGGCTCGCAAGATGCGATCCGGGCAGCCGTTCTGCTTCCAGGCACCCAGGAGTCGGTGGTCTACCAGACATCGGCCGGAAGCCTCTATGTCGCTAGGGGGCCGTCGTAATGCAGATTGGCGCCAGGACATCGGGCGGATTGGTGACCGTCGTCATAACGAACGGCGGCACAGGATACACAGCTCCGCCGACGCCTGCGGTTGGCGGCGGTGGCGGGGCAGTGTTGTACTCGCAGCTTGCAGGGACCGCTGTCGGCGCCGTGATTGTCCAGACCGCTGGTACTGGCTATGCATCCTCCGGGGCCGTGACCTTCTCTGGAGGCGGAGGCACCGGGGCCGCCGGCACGGCGTACGCCCTCACGGGCTCGGTGCGGCCGATCTCACTGTTCAAGGGACGGTACAACGACGTTTACGGCGTGGACGGCATGGGCCGCGGCGTGAGGTGGGATGGCTCCGCGGCATCCGTGGTCCCGATTGGCCTGGCCGCCCCGGTGAACTCGGCCTCCATTACCGCCTCAACGACATCAGTTTCCGGCTCGGTGCGCTCTGTCCAACTTGTGGACGGCGGCAACGGGTACTACGCCCCGCCGACAGTGTCGTTCTCTGGGGGGACTCCATCCACGCCTGCTGCTGCGCGGGCCACGCTCGCTGGCGGGCGAGTGGTGGACATCAAGGTTATTGAGCCTGGCGCCGGATACTCGTCCACGCCAAGCGTTACGCTCACTGGCGGCCAGGGGTCCGGCGCTTCGTTCACTGTCGGGGTTGTCGGCAGCGTGGACTACGTGGAGCTGACCAATCCTGGATCGGGGTTTGCGGTCACCTCCAGCCCCACGGCGGTCTTCTCCACGGCCCAGGGACTATCAAGCGCCTACGTGCGATTTGCGGTACAGGAGACCGGGCAACTGGATGTGCCCGTTCTTCTGAGCGCCGGCACGGGAGCCACCACGCTCGGCGTCACGGCCAACGTGACCGGCGGGGGCGGCTCTGGCGCTGCGGTCCTGGTGCGCATGCGCTACACCGTGAACTCCGTCACGGTCGCCAGCTCTGGCACCGGATACTATGTCGCCCCGCTCATCACGTTCCGGGCAGACAAGGCAGACCCCACCGGCCGCGGCGGCGCGGCCACGGCGAGCGTGAATGCTGCCGGGCAGATTACCGCCGTCAACGTGTATGCCGGCGGCGATTACGCGCTCCCACCAACGGCTGTCATAGAGGACACCTCCGCCACGGCCCAAGCAGACATCCGCAAGCCGCTGAGTGGCAAGTACCAGTGCTACGTGCGGTACATAGACGACACGCCCACAACGCAAGGCGGGCCAAAGGCGTCGTCAATATCGCCGGTCGCAGAGGTTGACGCAGAGGGTGGGCGTGACGCTCTGCACTGGAACGTGGCGCACTCGGCGCTGGACAGCCGCGTGGTCGCCATGGAACTGTGGCGCACCACCGCCGACCAGTCGGTCATCCTGTTCCGCGTGGCCACGGTTCGCAAGACCGACGCCGCCTGGAGCGGCACGTACGTTGACAGCCTGTCCGACCTCGCACTGCGGGACCAGGATCGCAATGGGTACGCGCTCATGCCGGTCACGCTGCCGTCTGGTCAGATCAACGCCAGGCGATTTGAGATTCCGCCAGGAGAGTTCGCTGTCGGCTGCATGTTCCAAGACCGCGCGTGGTACGCGGTAGACACCACCGGGCTGCGCCCCAACTCGCTGATGTACTCCGAGGTGGACGAGCCCGAGTCAGTGCCCATCGCCAACGAACTGGTTCTTCAGGAGAACGTCGGAGACCCAGACAGAATCGTCGCTCTGGTCCCGCTCGGCAGCGCGCTCTTGGTGGCCCAGCAATCGCACCTCTACCGACTCTCGTATGTGGCGCAGCCGGTTCTGGACGCATCCATTGCGCTCGTTGGCTACCGTGGTGTGCTGAACAGCCGGTGCTGGGGGGTCATGGCCGGGGTCGCATTCCTGGTGGACAGTGCGGGGATGTACGCCTTCGACGGCTCATCGGAGGAGCCCGTGTCGGTGGCGGTGGACAACTATTGGCGCGACAACATCATCGACTTCAGCAAGGCCGACAAGTTCCACGTTCACGCGGACATGAACTCCCGCGTGGTGCGGTTCTACTACTGCCAGTCCGGTGACTCCGAGCCCGCTCGGGCGTTGTGCTACTGCGCTGTCACCAAGGCGTGGTGGGAGGAGACGTTCGCCACCGCAGTCACAGCGTCATGCCCAGCGTCCATTGCGTCCAAGAGGGTGATGCTCGCGGCTGGCGCAGACGGCCAGTGGCGGAAAGAGTCATCCGCATCGTCGGAGCAGGTCTCCTACTCGTTCCGCACAGGCGCCCACGCCCTCATCGAAGAGGGCGGCAGTCGGGCGGTTTCCCTGCTGTACACACCCACCCAGCAGGCGTCCACGCTCAACCTGCGGCTGCACTACAACAACTCATCCTCGCCGCGAGCGAATGCCGTAGCGACCGACACCGGGTCCGGCTTCGTCACCCAGGCCGGCGCCACGGCAGCGCAGCTCAACCTTGGCCGCACGCGATCCACGCTCGGCGATGCCACGGGGGTTGCCGTGGCGAGGCTCTCCGGGCGCGTTACGCCTGAGTCTGTCGGCGGGGACCGGCATGTGTCTGTTGCCATCGACGGCACGCGCACGGCGGGCGATCAGGTGACCTTCCACAGCATTAGCGTCCAGGGGGCCACCTAATGTTTACGCAGTCAGCCCCGGCCATTACCAAGGCGCTTGCCGGAGTTCTGCCCGAGAGGGCTGTCCAGGCCCTGCTCCAGTCGCTGGGCAACTGCAATCAGCCGCTCGCGCATCGGGGGCCCGTCTCCCTGTCGGCCGGGCACCTGCGTGAGAACGGGCCTGGGTATATCGACGGCGGCCGGTGGAATCCGCAGTCCTACGAAAGCCTGCTGCCGACCTCCGAAACGAACGTCAACGTCGATATGCCGGGGTGGGGCGATCAGAACGCCTGGTTTGGCGGAAACTACTACGGCGACACCTTCTCGTTCCCGACCAACCAAGAGTTCTCCATTTCGCAGTACTACGGCGGGCCCAATCTCTACAACGCGGGAGACGAGTACGTGAGCAACTCGTACTCCAACACCGTCAATACCGAGACCACCAACACCACCAACCTGAACGTCACCAACATCAACGGCGTGCCGATCCAGGGGCCGGCAGGCCCCGCTGGGCGGAAGGGCGAGCGGGGCGAGCGAGGTGAACGTGGCCAGGGCAGGGACTATGTCCTGCTGACTGGACAACAGCAATTGTCGTTCTTGAGCGGCAAGGCGACCGCCGCCCTGGACCCTCCCGGGCTGCAATTCCTGGAATTCACCACCACGGACATTCAGACCTATACCGGGGAAGGGTGCGTGGACGACGAATGCAAAATCACCCTGACCCCCGGGCCATTGGTCACCGTGGTGACCGGGCTCCAGAAGGTTGGGGCCGTGGAAATTGCCGGCCTACAGACATCGAAGGCGTACCCGCTCACTGCCGCCCGCTTGGTGGCCATTAGATAGATAGGGAGTACCGCACAATGGCATATGACTTTACAAGGTGGTCGCCGCAGGGGCAGGCCGGCTTCTTTGGGGCGCCTGGGCAGTTCGCTGAAGTTCTCGGAGGGAACTTCGGCAACTACGTGGGCGGCATGGCCCAGACGGGCAAGAACTACACCGACGCCTTCGGCGCGTATGGCACGGGCATTGGGAGCCTGGCCACGGCCCGCGCCAACGAGCGCAGCAACATGTACGGCGCCAACGCCATGGCCGAGGCCGCCCGCCAGGGCGCCTTGAGCAACCTCGGCACGGCCGCGATGGGTGCGTACGGCAGCGCCGCCAACAGCGCCCTGGCCTCCTGGGGGGCCAATCAGCAGGCGTACAACCAGGCCGCGGCATCGATGCACGGCGCCAATCAGCAGGGCATGTCCAACTACGGCGTCAGCCGGAACAACGCCCTTGGGGCTCTGGGGGGCGCGTACAGCGATATTGGTCGCGCGCAAATGGGCGCCGACGCACTGGCCAGCATGAACTTCTCTGGCGGGTTTCCGGGAGGCGGCGGCTTTTCCGCCACCGGGACTGGGGGCCAGATTGCCAGCGGTTCCTACGGAGGCGGCGGGTCTGGCGGAGGATTTTCGTTCTCCGGGTCGCGGAGTGCTTCATCCGGCGGCGGTGGCTCGGGCTCATTGAGCGGCCTGTCGCAACTGCAACAGAACCTCATGTCTAGCGATTTGCCCAATCGCTTGGACTCTGGCGCAGCCGCCGGCAGGCGTCAGCTTGATGACCAGCACTACAGCTCTCGGGGAATGCCGTCGCAGATGCTGGGGCAGGCGCTGTCTGGCCTGATGACGCTGGGCTCGCCGGCCTACAAGAATTCTTCGGCTGGCATGGACCAGTTCTACCAGGCCAATCAGTTCAACGAGCGGCCGTACGAGGACATGGCCGGCAGGCTGGATCGCGGCTACACCAACGTCGGCAATCAAATCGGCGGCGTGCAACGCGGCATCGAAAGCGGATACAGCACTGCCAACCAGCAGGTCAACGATCTGTTCGACAACTCCCTGCGGCGGCACTACGACCCCACAAACTTCGGGGCCCAGCGGGACCGCGAGGCCGAGCTTCTGCGGCGCCGCTGGGGGCAGGCTGACGCTGAAATGGACGCGCGCCGCGCTATCGCTCGCCGGAACGCTCGGCGTCCATGGCAGGGTATGACTTACCGAGATGTAGTCGCCATGCAGTCTCGCGGCGTGGACCCGTGGGAGCAGCAGAGCCTGGCCGCGGCGCTCGCTCTGCGCGACCTTATACCGAGTTATTGATGCTCGCCTACGACACCAGGCTTCCTGAAGGCACCGCCATCCCGCAGGACATGCGGGCCATGGCGATGCGCGACCTGACCGCCCGCTCGCCGTACGCGGCCTACGGCCAGAATCACCAGGACGTTCTTGGGTACATGGGCTCGGCAGCGGCAGACGCATACTCGCGCGCGGCCGACAACGCCAACGTGCAATACGCCGCTCGCCAGCAGGCCGCTCAACAGGGCCTGGCCCTGGCCGGCTTGCAGCAAATGGCCCAGGCCAAACAGAGCGAGCAGAATCTGGCCAATAGCCGCCTGAGTCAGATGACAGGGTTCGCCGGCAGCTTGCTCGGAGGTCTCTTCCAGTGAATCAGGGCAACGCCCCAGTGAATCGGGTCACCGTCTCGCAGCCGCCTGTTCTGTTCGGGCCTGCCAGGATTTCTGGATTTCAGGCCGCCGACGCCTACGCCAAGGGCGACCCTCGTTACCAGATGAAGAAGCTGGACCGCGCTGGCTTTTCGCGAGGCGGCGCCCAGCGCAACCAGGCCGGCATTGCCGCTGCCCAGGAAATGGCTAGCGGGATTGCGGACGCCTACAACGCGCAGTTGCAAAGCCAGCAAGAGCGCGCGCTGGCGAACCTGGAGGCGCAGCGGCAGCAGGAGCAGTACGCCCAGTCGCTCGGCTCGCTTCAGCAGCAAGCCAGCTACGCCGATCAAACGGCAGCCCTTCAGCGCCAGCAGGCAGTATTGGGCTTGGCCGGCAATCTCCTTGGAGGACTACTCCGCTAATGAAGATTCAATTGGACATTGA